GGGCAATTTTGCTCGTTTTGAGATTATTGGGCGCTGCAGGCGGAAAATGTGCACCATTATGGTGCCAAACCTGTCTGGGCAAGTTGGGGCCAAAGTATCCCAATGCTAAGTCCGACAGGCTGCTAGCGTGCCCACCGCCCGGATCGGTGTCGTCAGCACCGTGAAAGCCGTGCTCAACACCCCACCGATCACCGCACCGAGTGACTGGCCAGACGCCGATAGGCTGTCGAACTCCTCCGTAGAGAGCGTCACCGGCGCGAGCAACTGACCTATCCAGCCGACCACACGGCTCACACCATCGGCGATGAAACCGAACGCGGAAGCCACCGCCCGCCCAATCGGCGCCAGCGGTGCCAATGCTGTGGAGAGACTGGTGATGGCTGGTTGCACTGCCGCGCGGATGCCATCGAACACACCGCCGACGTATGCGGCGATGGGGTCCCAGTATTTGCGGATCACCAGGGCCAGTCCGGCGACCGCCGCGCCGATCCCGGCCACGATCCAGGTGATCGGGTTGGCCAAGAGCGCTGCTGTGGTCGCACCAATCGCCGGTAGCATCGACCAAAAGGCCAGCGCCGCCGACTTGATCGGTGCAATCAAACCGATGGCGCCGGTCTTAATGCGGCTCCAGGCAAGCGACAGCATGCCAGCGCTCGCCCCAGTCGTGGCCGCCTGCACTTGCAGTAGCGCAAGCCCAGCACGCGCCGACTGAAACGCCACATTCGCACCGAGGATCGGCCCCTTAACGAATGTCCAGGCATAGCCCAGCGCAATCGTCGCCACTTTCAGCGCCAGCACGGCACCGACAGTGCCCACCACCACCTTGGTGACGACAGGAAACCGTTCGGCCAGATTGGCGAGGGCATCGATGGGCCCCATCAGCGCGCCCACCAGGCTGTTCAATGCCGGCAGCAGTGCGTTGCCCACCGTGATGCCGAGGCGGCTCATCTGGTTCTTCAAAAGCTGCAGGGCGTTGGCGGTGGTGGCCGAACGGGCCTCGTACTCGGCCTGCATCGAGCCGGCGTAGGCGGTCTTATCAGCCACCAGGCCCACCGCCTTCTCGTAGGTGTCCATCGACCCCACCAGCTTGGCGATGTCGTCGGCGTACTCCGTGCCGAACAAGTCAGACAGCGTGCCCATCATGTCAGGGGCGTTCTTCACCTGCTGCAAGAAGGTGGTGAGCGCCCCCTGGGCATCACGCTCGATCATCTGCTTCATGACCTCGGCTGACAGCCCGATGTCCTGCAGACCCTGCTGGAACTTCCCGTTTTGCTTGTCGGCGGTCGCCAGCTTCATCAAGAGGGCATTGATGCCGGTGGCGGCGACTTCTGGTGGCGTCTTCAACGCGAGGAAGGACGCACCCAGGGCATTGAGTTGTGCGCCTGAGAGGCCGAACAGTTTCGCCGTCGAGCCTGTCCGGTTGGCAATGTTGAGCAGATCGGATGCTCTGGCATCCATGTTGTTCGAGAGGTAATTGATGGCATCCCCGAGATTCACCACCTCGTCTTGCGTCATCCCGAAGATCGAGCGCAGCCCCGTCATCGCAGCACCTGCCTGTTGACCCGACAGGTCGAAGGCCACGCCCATCTTGGCGGCGTCCTCGGCAAAGCGCAGCAGCTCCTCGCGGGCGATCCCAGCCTGACCGGCGGCGGCCACAATGGCACCGATGCCGTCAGCGGCCATCGGGATGCGGGTAGACAGCAAGAGCACATCTTTTGACATCTGCCCGAATTGATCGGGCGTGTCGAAGTCGACCACCTTCTTGACGTCGGCCATCACCGACTCGAACTGGACCGCCGGTTGCACCAGGCCGTAGAGCGCACCTCCCAGGGCCACCGCATCCATCATCTGGGCGCGGTAGGCGCTGCGGTTCTCCAGATTGCGGGCCTGTGCCTGTTGGGCACGGCTCAGGGCTTCTGTGCGTGATCGAAGCGTCTCCAGCTGGCTACCGAGCCGCGCAGACTCGCTGGCCATGGCGCGGGTATTGACGCCAGCACGCTGCAGCGACACCGATAGTTCATCGACCGCTTCCCGCTGACGACGGTAGGCTTTCTCGGCCCTAGCGGCTGCGGCGCGTGCCCGTTCCAGTTCGCGTGCCTGCCTGGCCGACGCCTCACCGCCTTGGCCTGCGATGTTCGCTTCAAGCCCGGCGACCTTCTGCTGGGCCGTGCGCACGGCGAGCGCCGCATCCTTGGCCTGAGCGCGCAGTGTTTCCAGCTGCTTGATGCCGTACTGCTTTTTGCTGAGCTCCGCCATCGTGGAGCCAAGTTGATTTAGCTGAGCCTTGGCCCCGCGCACGGCAGACCCGAGCGAGGCCGACAGGGTTGCACCGATGCTGATCTGAACGGGATGCGCAGTGGCCATGGTGCGCCTCTGTTTGGGTCAGGAAGATGGCACGGAAGACAAGCGCCGCGCCAATGACAAGGACTCGACCAACTCACTCACCTCAAGGGCAAGGAGTTCAGATCGAGGCCAGTGGGTGTAGAGGGCGAGCTCAACCACGAGGGCGGTAAGCTCGCCAGGATTCACTGCAAAAAACCGCCCAGCACCTTCTGCAGTTGGGCGTAGTCATTCATGTCCAACTGGTGGATCGCCGCTGGCGGCAACTCGGCCAGATTGGCGATCAGCCGTATCTCGCGCTCAGCGTCCGTGCCGGCAGACTTCTGCGCGGCAAGATGGTCACCCACCGTTGGACGGCGCAAGGCGATCTCATTGATCGGCAGACCGTCGTGCTCAATGGGGTAGTTCAGGGTGATGCGTTCTGGGGTGTTCATCATGTTTCCTTTCAAAATGCTTGGAGCGAATACGTGTGGGATAGGCGTCATGGACTTTTGCGCCAATTTTGACTAAAATAGAGGCCAATTGGCTTTTTTAGACAGAAGGACACCATGATGACTGCCAGCCTGCATCCCTCGTTTGTTTCAGCGGTCAACCTGCTCGGAGGCGAAGCCGTGCTCCATACCCGGCCCCGGGTGGTGATGGACTGGATTCCCCTGGTCCGTCGGGGTCTTCCCTCGGCGTCGGTCGATGCGGTGGTGCGCATCACACGCATCACCCAAAGTGAACTGGCACAGGCCTTGTCCATCCCAGAGCGAACCCTGGCCCGGCGCAAGCGTGAGGGCGCGCTCTCGCCCGAGGAATCCGCCAAGTTCGTGCGCTTTGCCCGCGTGGTCGAGCGTGCCGAGACCGTCTTTGAAGATTCCGACAGCGCCCTGAACTGGCTGCAAAGCCCGAATGCGGCACTCGGTGGCGTGACCCCGCTGTCACTGCTGGACACGGATATCGGTGCGGACAGCGTGCTCGACACTCTAGGAAGAATCGAGCACGGGGTATTTGCCTGATGCGTACAGTCTGGCGCATCACGACGGCACGATTTGCCCAGACCGCCTTCAACGGTGAAGGCGCACGGCTCTATGGCGGGCGCTGGAATCCAAAAGGCTGGGAAGTGGTCTATACCGCTGAATCCCAGTCATTAGCGCTACTGGAACTGATGGTGCAGGACGATCCCCTGCGGGCGCACTATGTGCTGATTCCGGCGCAACTGCCCGCCGATCTGCCCGAGACGCGCATCGACGTCGATCAGTTACCGGATGACTGGCGAACCATCGACGCAAGAGATGTTCTGCAAGCATTGGGGTTGGCTTGGCTGGAAGGTGGGCAGACCGTTGTGTTGAACGTCCCCAGTGCGGTGGTACCGGCAGAGCGCAACCTGCTGATTAATCCACGCCACCCCGACTTCTCCCGTATCGTGATCGGCGAAGCCCAGTCTTTGCAGACCGATATCCGACTGCTGCGCAATCTCGGCAAGTCCATGTAACGCACGAACCGTGCGCGACATCACACCCCAATCGCTACGCGAATCTCTGCCAACTGATCGACGCCGCCGACCTTACGCACGAGGTTCACGGCATCGATCTCAACCAGCTCCTCATCGGCGATGGTGAGTTTGTAGTAGTGCGCCGCCACCTGTAACGTCAGCGTGCTCTTGTCACCGGGCTTCCAGGCGCTGGCATCGATCTCCTTGCAGCCGCCTGAGAGGTTGACGATCACCGGCCTGGCCACCGTGCCCTGGGCCTGCATCGCCCCGCGCAGGGTGATCTGGGTGCGGGTGGAATCGAGCAGCCCAAAGAGCTTGAAGACTTCTGGGTCAAAGTCGGAGATCGTGAGTTGCGCCTCTAGCTTGTCCATGCCGAGCTCGAGCTCAACCGGGATGTCCATGCCGCCAGCACGGTGCTCCTCAGTCTTCAGGGTGAGTTTCGGCAACTGGATCTCGTCGACCCGCCCGGCGTAACCACGGCCATCGACAAAGAGGTTCATGTTCTTCAAGATGTGCGGCAGTTCAATAGCCATTACAGAATCTCCTCGAGGTAGTCGCCAACCAGGTGCGAGCGGAACACGATGTGCTCGGCTGGATACGGCGCAGTGAAATCAAAGTCGAAGTACACCCGCCCATCGGCAACGGCCTGCGCGGTGTTGAGCTCGGGATCGGCCCAGCAGCGACCGCCCAGAATCGCTGCCTGGGCCTTCAACTGGCGCAGGTAGGCGTTGACCATCTCGGTCACTTCCTCGACGTAGGTGCGGGTGATGTTGCGATCCACCGCCCACAGGTGCGCTTTGACCAGTGACTCGTTGATCATGTCGGCGGTGCGCCGCACCGACAGGAAGGCCCAGCGGCTATCGGTGGCGCAGGTGCGGTTGCCCCACAGGCGGATGCCGTCGTGCGACACGAAGGTCGCCACCGAGAACTCGTTCAAGTAGTTGGCCTGGGTATTGGGATCGTTGATCGCCCAGGACACTGGACGGGCGGGTCGCAGCACGCCGGTGACCACCTGGTTAGACGGGCTGAACCAGAAGCCGCGCTCGGCATCGGATTGGGCAATCAGCCCGGCCACCCGTGCCGAAGGCGGCTCGATGGTCTCCGAGCCATCGCGAGCACGGACCACCAGCCAGGGATCAACGATATAGGCGCGGTCACTGCCAAACTGGGCGCGGTAGTCGATGGCCGCTTCGTCGTTGGTGTTCGGGCCATCGATCACCGCAATCGCCCTGGTCTTCTGAGCGACCGCAATCAGCGCATCAGCGACTGCCTTGTGCTGGCTTAACCCCGGGGCGATCAGAATGCGCGACTTCATCTCGCTGCGCGTTTCCTGCAGTGCGGCGATGCCAGCCAACTGGCCTGTCGCAGGATCGATGCCGCCGATCACGGCGTTCATCGTCTCATCCAGCGTCTCCCCTTCAGGCACGCGCACCACGTAGACAAAGGGTGTTGCCTGATCCTGGATGGCGCTGAACGCCTGTGGCAATGTGCCAGCATCACCCAGGTGAGCGGCCAGGCGCCGGTTGTTGACAAGCACCGGGACATTGAACGGAAACGGCTCGTCCATGCCGCCATCGAGCCCGCGCGAGCCGAGGGTGGCGGCGACGACGCCAGTGCCATCGCCACCGACCGTGACGCTGACGCGCTCTGCAATCGTCGGTTCGGCCATCAAGGCCTGGGCGACTTCAGCGGCGGTACTGATGCGGGCACCGTCGATGTCGGTGGCCAGCGTCACGTCGATCAAAGTGGTGCCAGCGCTGCGAGTATCCAGTGCCACCGACAGTTGTGCTTCAGGTTCCGTGGCGGCGCGGATCTGTACGCGCAGAGTGTTGCCCAGGGCGCCTGGGGAATTAGCTGTAAATATCAGTGACGCATCCCCCTGGCCCAATGTCAGGGTGGCGGTGCGGGCTGTTGAGGCGTGCGGGGCGGTGCCCACCATGCCAATGACCGATGACTTGACGGTGCGCACCGTGCGCCCGCCCTCTTCGATCTCGACCAGTTCGATGCCGTGTAGGTATTGCTCTGCCATGGTTGTTCTCCGGAAACAAAAATCCGCCAGCGGCGGATCTGGGTCATGTGTGATTGCAGTGCGACAGGCTCAGGCGATGGGCTTGCCTTCATCGGGTTCGATGGATTTCTCGCAGTGGTTCGGCTCGATCCGATCCAGCAAGCGACAGAAGACGCAGGCCCAGCGCTTGCCTTGACGCGCCGCCTTGCCTGCGCGGGAACTGAGCGTCTCGTCCTCGTCACCGCCGAAGGCCGCGTTGGCCAGCTGGTCATGGGCGACCGCAAGGGTCCATGCGCGGCGGCTTGAACCGGTTATGATGGACAACAGCATCCACAGAGACGCGATCACCGCCGCGATCTGGCATAGCCCCCACAGACTGAGTAGCGACAGACGGTGTAGGAGGGCGGCCCTCATGGCGCTGCCTCCTCTTCCTGCGCGTGCGGCCAGCCGCTCTGGAGGTCGTAGTCCGCTAACTCATCAAGATCGGCACTTTCGGCCAGCAAGCGGATCGTATCCTTGTGCGCCCAGGCAGCGGCGTAATGCGCCGACACCCAAGCCATCACCGCCAAGCCAAAGGCCACCGCCTCTTCGCCACTCAAGAGGTGGCTCACATCCTCGGCATCGCGAAACGCGACGCGTGCCTGTGTATCTCCGGCAATGACCAGTGCGGTACCTGAAGTCGCCACTGCATTGACGTTGCCCGTGTCGCGCTCGTTGCGCAGTTGCACCGTGCCGGTCAGGCCATCGGGAAAAGCGTGCTGTTTGCCTTGGGCAACGCGGCGGTCGCGTTCGGCATCGATCCGAGCACTCAGGACGCGCGCGTGCTGCTGCGCCGCTTCGCGCCGGCTTTGCGCGCGGATGGCCTCACGGGTGTGCTCGGAGTGGATCATCTGCCAGCCGTTGCCGGTCCACAACACCAAGGCATCCGGATCGTGCTCGGGTGGTGCTGAAAACGTGTAGTTTTGCGGTGCGGTTTGACCATGTGTCAGCACGATGGTCTGGCCCAGCGTCTGGTCCGCTTGAATCTCAAATGCATACCTTGTGTCGTTCATCAGCGCCCCCTGATGGCATAGCGCAGGGTCTGCCCTGACGCGTGGTTGAGAGTGAAGCCGCCCAAGGTCGGTGCGGTGGGCAGCCGAAACTCGGTGGCCATGTCGTAGTTGCGGGCCGAGGACAAACGCACGCCGCTGGTGCTATGGGTGAGCGTGACGAAGGCGTCGCCTTGGCCCACCTCCCAGACGCCGTTGTTGTTGGTAAAGCCATAGGCCGTGCCGTGGCTGATCACGCCAGGCTCGGTGTTGATGTAGCGGTAGATCTCGGTCGTGCTCTCCAGGCAACGAAAGGCGATGTAGTTGAGCGCATGGTTAAAGCGAATCATCTGGCCACTGGCCGAGGACGTGCGCTCGTGGACCGTAGTCCAGCTTGACCCCCCATCCAGGCTCAAGCGCACGCGCATGACTTCACGGTTCGTGTTGTAGGACTGCTGGTTGGTCGCCACCACCAGTGCGCCTGGGGTGGCCCAGGCCGCCATGAAATCGCTGTAGCTGGTGCTGCCAAACACCGACAGTGGCGTGGCCACGGGGGTGAAGACCTCGAAGTCCGTAGTGCGAAGCAGCCCGCGCTGATACCCCAGATACCAGGCTCCGTCCTCAAAGGTGATCCCCAGCGGGGTGTTCAGTGGCAGGTGCGTGAAGCGCTGCCAATGCTCGCCGTCGAGAGATGTCCAACCGCCCGAGCCGTCGCTGCGCAACAGGATCGCGCGCCCACCCAGCACGGCGCTCGGCTGCTCGCCGTCACGGGTGTTGTGCGCACCGTTGGCAAAATCGTCCGAGTGCACGCCCGCCAGATCGAGGGGCTCGCCGGTGACCGCATCCATGGCTTCCAACCAGGTGCGACCGTTGTCCTTGGAGTAGAACAGGCGGTAGCGGTTCGGGTTGGCGAGGTAAGCTGAAAAGAAGCTCACCGTGCCCAAGCGTAGAAACCGGGTTCTGGGATAGTAGTAGTCGGCCTCTCCGACCCCCGGCAACTGGGCTCGTTGGACGATTTGGCTGACGGTGTCGACCCGGTGCATCTCCGAGCGCGAGTCACTGCTGCGGTGCAGGTTGAGCAGGATCTGGTCGCCAGCGGCGGCGCAACTGCGATAGGCCTGCGAGGTGTTGGCTCCGGCCTGGGCACTGCCCCAGGGGGTGAAGCTCTCAGCATCGAGCGTGCCCAGTTGCCAGCCATAGACGCCCGACTCGACCTGTCCGTGCAAGGCCAGCACCCCATTGTTGAGTAGCGGGTTGGCGAAGTTCGCGGGCATCGTTCTTGGCACCAGGGTGAAGTTCACCCGGTCCAGGCTGTAGGCAATGCCCGAAGGCCCCAAGGTCACGAGATGACCCACGTCCGGGTCGTGGTGAACGTGATTGAGCGTGGCGTTGGCGTAGTCGCTGGGAACCACCACCGTGCCGGTGCCGTGGACAGACTGCACGGTGTTGCGCTTTTGCTCTTGGGTCGCTGCCAGGACCGGAAAATCCACGATCTTGGCCACGCCGCCATCGGCCAGCAGCCAGTCGGTGCCAAGCAGCTGCGGCTGCACGAAGGCAAAAGCGCCCACCGGCAGGTTGGGCGTATCGGCCCATTGGCCATCGTTGCGCAGGAACTGGCGCGAGAGGCTCGCGGGCGGTGCGGGCACCATACCGAGGCTACCCGGCGTGGCGGAGGTTGCGCCCTCGAAAGCGGCGAAGGTTTCCAGTGCAGCGTCGAACTCGGCGCGCAGGGCTTGCGCCTGGGCGACCACCTGCGCGAGCTGCACTTGGGCAGTCTCACCCAGTTGGCTGCTGGCAGCCGCGAGCTTGGATTCAAGCGTTGCCAGCGCCTCGGTCAGGGCGAGCGCGAGCGCGCTCTTTTGCGTATCGCCATAGGCGATCACATCGAACACGCTCGCTTGGCCCGAAATCGCCTCGATGGCCTTGGCGAGCATCACCACATCTTCGGGACTCGCGTTGGGGGCGACCGCATCGATGCGGGCCTGCAAGGCGGCGATCTGGGTTTGTAAGGCAGGGGTCACAGCCATAGGGCCTCCTGGTTCAGTACAGGTTTAAGTTCAGAAGCTGGTTCAGGCGCAGGCGACGCAGCTGGCCGGTGAGATCGGCACTGACTTCATCGAGCGCGTCGGCCACTGCCGTGGTGGTGGCCTCCAGCACGGTATCCACGTCGCTGCGCGTCTGCACCAGGGTGGCCTGCACCTCGCTGCGCTGTTGGCCGAAGCCGGCATCGACCGTCACTAAAGCCTCGCGCAGGCGCAGCACATCGTCTGAGAGCATGTGCTCAGGGTGCGGCAGCGGAAGATTGAGCACCGGGGTACGTTCATCGTTCATCTCTCACCTCCGTCAGGTCACGATCACGCGCAGGCGGCGCACGAAGGGTCGGTACTGGGGTGAGCCCAATAACGACAATCTCACCCGCGTGCTGCGGTCGGCCCCGACCCCCACCAGACCGGTTGCCTTGTAGGTGCGCTCGACCCAGCCGTTACCGACTTCTACGCCCTGGTCGAGCGCCAGATCAGTAAAACTGCCTGGCGTGCCGGACTCGGCCTGCACCGTGACGCTGGACGTGCCGGGTGTGAGCGCATCGAAGGTCACCGCCACGTTGAAGGTGGCAGCCGCAGGGATCGCGCGAGACAGGTAGTCGCCCGCGTCCTCCAGCGTGCCGAACACCAACTGCGTGCCGGGATAGAGGATCGGACTGGCCGCCTCCGTACCGGTGAGCTTGGCCGACACCGCGAGGTTGCCAGAAAGCTTCTCGCTCAGGGCAAGCCCCTGGTCTTCTGATAGGGTGTATGTTCTACCCTGCTCATCGGTCGCCAGAAACTGCACATCGGTTCCGGCTGCCGGACGCTCAACACCCGCAAGTGCCATCATGTCAGACAGGTTGTCCACCGTGTACTGACCCAGCGAGACCGTCTTGCTCGTCTGCGAAAACCGGCAGCCAAGCAGCCGAAACGTCAGGTCATGCGTATTGTGCGGCGTCCAGGTGATGCCGTTTGATGACGATAGCAACACGCCAATCTGGTAAGGTTGTGCTGTTACCCAACCGGTTCGAGGGTCATATTGACCCAGTTCTGCTACCGATACGGCGTGGTTCGCGTCATCCGTGAGCACGACGATGGCGTACTCGCGGTTGGCCTCGAGGGCGACGGGATCGAGCAGCACCCTGGTCGCGTTGCCATCGGTCTTGATGTCGGCGGAAGCCAATCTACCTTCTGTCAGCACCGTTGTGGTCGGTAGGCCAACTTGCGTTTCGCGGATCTGCACGATCACCGGCGCGGTGCCGCCCTTGGCTGTGAACCACAACTCCAAGCCACCGATGGTGCTGCGCTCTGGCAGCGTGAAGGTCTGCGCCAGCGGGTCCCAGCGGCGTACCACGGTGGTGAGAATCCGCCGGCGCGTTTCGGTGACGATCTGGCCGCGACCGACGTAGGTGGTTGAGCCGTAGCTGCCACCCTCACCGATGAATTCCACCAGCTTGGCGCCAGCAGGTATGGCAGGCGGGATCTGGAAGCTGCCCGTGAGCAGGCCGGATGTATTGGCTGCGGTGCCGTCTGGCTGCAAAATTCCTATACCGTCGAAGCGCAGTTGCGCCAGCGCTTCGCTGGGTCCGAACCCTTCCACACGATAGTCGACGTTGAGGCTGCGCATGAATTGCGCTTCCTCACTTGAGGAGGCCAGCACCTGCTCAGAGCGCCGGATTTCGACCACCTGTTGGAGCACACCACTGCCGGTGATCAGCCGCTCGGTAACGTCCGAGGCCCAGGTGGTGTCGGTGACGGTGAACTGGTCGACAGACGGATTGAGCGTGACCATGGCCGGCACAGGCTCGAACGCCTGGTAGGGGTTGATCTTCATCGAACCCGTGCGGGCCAGCTGCTCAACCACCTTGGTCAATGTGTAATTAAGCGTCAGCAGTGCGTTGCCGTTCTCATTGGCGTGCTGCGCTGAAGCCGTGATCGGCAAGGTGAGGACACCGGCCACAATCGCACCGGTTTGCGCCACGCCCTGGTCGCGCAGGTCGTCGTCGAGGAAGTTGTCCACGAACAACCCCTTCTTGGCGGCGGGCTCGCGGATGTTGGCATCGACACGCAGGCGCTCCAGCGCCATCAGGTCATAGAGGTCGGCAATCTGGCGCTGCATCGCGGTCAGTTCCGAGACCCTGATGGTGCGAATCGCCACATTCCTGACCTCGGGCGTCGAGCCACTGCGCCAGTCGTAGGCGATCTCAGCCAGCGCCAGGCGCGAGGCCGGCACGCTGGGCGCGATGGGATTCCTCACCTGCGAAATCCCCTTGATGCGTTCCACATGACCATCGGCGGTGAGCGCCAGCACATCGACGCGCGGCAGCTTCCAGTTGTAGTCGATGTACATCGTGGAACCCTGCACAACGCCTGTCACCGTAAAGCCGGTGTCAGTCAGATCCGTCGGCGTAAGGCTTTCAATGTACTGGTAGGTGACCTGGTAGCTCGATCCGGGTGCCGGTTCAGCGCCACCGGGCGACCAGTCGATCTCATCGCCAACCACATTATAATCTGTGCCTTGCGCGTAGGTGGTGCCACCCTGAGAGACTTCCATCACAGCCACGACTGTGGGCTCGGTCAGAACATCGCGGCTACCGGTAAAGGCCCCGTGCGCGACGGTCTCGGTCTTCTGCCTGGTGACTTTGATGTCGAGCACCTGGGCCAGCGGTGGCCGGTTGATCGAAACCACCATCGACCCGTCGCCACTGTCATTGAACACCTGCGGTTCCGAGGACACCCGCTGCAGATCCGGATCGATGGGCAGCCGCAGGCGCTGTGACTGGGTGCGCTCCACTTTGAAACCGTCGATGTTGGCCCGGCCTTCTTCGACCGAGAAGATGTGCTCTTGAGCATCAGCATCGGTGCTGAGGAATTGAACGCCCAGCCCATCGGTCACATAGTGGCCGTTGGCGTCATAGTCGTAGCGCGCCAGGCTCGCAATCACACCATCGAGGACAGGCGGCTGCGTGCGGTTCTCAAGAAGGCCGTTGTCCAGCGCATAGACCGCGTGGAATTCGCCTGGCTGACCGTCACTGGTGCCGGAACCTTCCCATCCCCAGACGAGGGTCTCTTGCAGTCGTCCAGCACCCGGCTCCTGGTAGTTGCGCACGCCCACAGCGGGTTCGCGCAGTGTGGGGTCTTCAAGTTCGGTGACAGTGCGGGTGGTGAAGCGCACGCCGACTGAAATGCGGCCAGAAGTCGGCACCGTGAAAGTGGCGGCAGGCACTTCTCGCACGGCGCCACGCAGATAGATGCGGCCTGATTCAATGGTCACGAGGCCAGTGTCGGCATCGATCTGCAGGTTGGCGCCGCTGACGATGTCGCCATCTTTGAGCAAGGCATCGGCCACGCTTTGTAGCCGGTGCATCAGCGTGCTCTGGATCTCGTTGAGCTCTCGTGACTGCAGGCCATCGCCAGCGCGGAACAGCAGTTGCTCGTAATGCTTCTGCGGGTCAAACAGGTTGTAATAGCGCTCGATCATGGGTGGCCTCGCGGATTAGAAAGTGACGACGAATTCGAATGTCTCGCGCGTCGAAGGCTGGCGCACGATGGGCACCGAGTTCTGCAGCACGAGCAAAATGCCCGGATCGGTGATCTGGGCGGGAATGAAAAACTTCTGCCCAATGGGCAAGGTGGCATCGGTCTCGGTGCCGACGAAGAGGCCTTGTTCACGCACAACGCTGGTGGAGGCATCCTCGAAGTCGAAACGCACCCGTATGAAGAGATGGTTCGTGGGCTCGGTTACCATCCGGTAGCGTCCGGTTGGCACCACGATCTCGCCCTCTGGGTCGGCAGCGACGAAATGCACCTCGTCCACCACACGGCGGCCCACTTCGCGCAATAGCGCTGTCTGGTCAATCGGTTCTGGCGGGTGCTCAACCTTGAAGTGGACCATCACCTCGCCCTGTTCTGGAATCGTGCTGGCCGGTAGGCGGCTGATCACGCCATCGCTGGCATTGGCGCTGTAGTCGGCATCCAACCCGTACTCGGTCTGTCCATCGAGCGAGGTGACGCGGATGTCGGCCAGGTGTGTAAAGCCAAGATTGATCACTCCCGCTTCATCGAATGATGTGCTGATCTCCTTTGTGGTGTCCCACAGTGGATCGCCCTCGCCAAGGGCCAGGTGCAGGGTCTGTTGTTTGATCGCGGCGGCAAGGGCCGCGCGACCGCTGGTCGTTAGGATGGCCATCGGGTGCTCCAGTTCGTTGGTAGATACGTTTGTTGATACACCGAGGTAAATCGCCTACACTCCATCCGTATCTACTTTTGTTTCTACGGAGGCTGTCATGGCGCTTCAGCTCGTCAAAAAATGGGGCAATAGTCCAGCCATTCGCTTGCCCGCAGCGGTGATGGAAGCGGCACATCTGACGCTTGAACAAGCGGTCGAAGTTCGTGCCGAGAACGGTCGCATCGTCATTGAGCCGGCCGCGCCGACCTACCGCCTGGACGACCTGCTGGCCGGCATCACGGCAGAGAATCGGCACGCAGAGCAGGATTTCGGGATGCCACAGGGCCAGGAGTTGCTTTGATGGCGACGTATGTCCCGGATGAAGGCGACATCGTCTGGTTGAATTTCACGCCCCAAAGCGGACATGAGCAGGCCGGTCGGCGACCGGCGGTTGTGCTCAGTCCCAAGGCCTACAACCAGCGCTCGGGATTGCTCGTCTGCGTTCCGATCACCAACCAGATCAAGGGCTACCCGTTTGAGGTGGTGCTCAGTGGCAACGGCGCCACCGGGGCCGCTCTGGCTGACCAGGTCAAGAATCTGGACTGGAAATCCCGCCAGGCTGAGCGCAAGGGATCCGCTACGCCGGCAGAGCTTGCTGAGATCAAAGCCAAGCTCAAGGCCTTGCTCAAGCTCGCCTGAAAAACGCACGTTCACCCTGAACGGTGGCCGGCGCCGATCAGCTCGCGGGTGTCGGTCCAGGTTGAAGTTGGCCAGCGCACATCGGTCCAGGTCTGGCCGCTCCAGACGGCGCCGCCACTGGCTGTCGATACCCGTGCCGGCTGCAGCACCGCAGAGACATAGGGCTCAGTGGCCTGAGTCAGCAGGCGCAGCATCCTTGCTGCAGCGTCTTCAAAGTCATATGGCAGTGGCGGCGTCAGTACCGAAGTGCAAATTTGCATCTCGGTGAGTGGCCGCCATTCGATCTCAGCGGCCTCGCCCAAGCTGAGGTCTCCCAGTCGGGCAACAGGCCGGGTGCGATAGATGGCACGACGTGGAGTGCGGCTGTTCACATCGCCCAGCATCACCTCGGAGAGCACCACCTGCGCCCGCTGGTACAGACGCGGGTGCCAACCAACCGGGTCAGGCAGCGGCGCCTGGATCATGCTGTACAGCCGTGTCATGGACAAAACATCCATGACAGCTCGCACATCACCAAGATGCATATCACCCAGAGCCGTATCGGCGCGTGCGCGCACGGTGGCGGTGGTGGTTGGTGATCTGCAAGGCGTTACGTCCACTACTGGGACCACAAGCGCCGCTTGATGCTGGGCATAAAGACGCTCCAGCACCTCCACCCGTGTCATACGATGCGGTGTGGCCGACAGCGGATCACCGCTGCCAAGTGCTATCGGCGCCCCCGTTTCCTGCCAGACAAACCTCGGCAGGTTGGCGTTGATATCACCCAATGGCGTGCTGTCCGAGAGCACCACCATCGCCCGGCAGAACTTGCGCTCGGGGCGCACACCGACGGGATCGGGCACCCCCAGCGCATTGGCGAGCGTGAACAGGTGCGAATGCAGGATCTCTTCGTTGGGCGTGTGGCCCGGATCGCCAAGGGCCGAGAAGCTCAGCAGGTAGCGGTCCATCAGCCTGGCAATCGCAAAGCGCACAGCCTCGCGCGCGGGCACCAGCACGATGTCGAGTGGATGGTTCGCAAACTGGCGCACACGGCCAAACGACAGCTTGGTCTGCCCATCCTGCCAGAACACGCCACTGTGGTCTGACAGCAGCGCTTCGCCCAGCCGACTCTCATCGAGCACCAGACGGCGCAGATCCCAGCCGTGGTAGATGCGTGACAGGCGGGATCGGGCCGGTGCAGACAGCCGAGCGATGACGATCAGGTTGGCAATCAGCGCATCGTCGTCCAGCACCTGACCCGGATCGAACTGGAACTCCGCAAAGTGAATGCCGGGCGTTTCCTGCTCGACCGTGGCGGTCGCACCGATCCAGGACAGCGCCGTGGTGAGCGCTGCCGGGGTGCCGCGCAGGCGTTGCCAGCGGATGCCTTCGGCAATCGCACGGCGAGGATCGGGCAGATAGGGCAGCAATTCGCCCAGGCCATATTCCCAGATCAACCATGGCAAAAGACTGTCGCTGGGGTCGGTCTTGAAGCCCTTGAGTGTCTCGATCTCGCCGCCAAGTCGGGTCAACAGGTCGGTCGAGAGCGACAGCGAACGCTCCTGCGTCGTGGCATTGGGCGGCAGCAGGTGATCCGATGGCATGCGCCCTCCTGGGTGGATAAACCCCATGGCGGTGCGCTTACCGGTCTCTGCCAGCGAAGGTCAGCTTGACATCGGTCAGGCGCACCGCCTCGGTGCTGTGAATGCGAATATCAGCGTTTGGATTGATCAGCTCGACCTTGTGTATGCCGGGTTGCTGCAGCTGACCGATCAGCCAGGACTGGGTCAGGTCCCAGCCGAGCACGGCGGCCTGGGCGAGCTCGCGGGTCAGACGAGATGACAACCCGTCGAATACCGCCATCGGCGTGTCGGGGTATAGCCAGATATTGGCGGATACAGCCACCGGCACAAGGCTGACCGGCACCACCTCAACGGTATCGGTCAGCACCCGCACGTCGTCGCGCAACACCGTTGCTCGCACCGTCTCCAGCAGCGCTTCCGGCACGGTATCGCTGTGGCCGGTGGGCAGCACGCTGATGCGCACCCGACCTGGGCCTGGGCTGTCGACAGCCACATCGGCCACATCGGGTGAAGCTGACAGTGCCCAGTAGCGGTAGTGGGCCGCGCCGCCGGCATTCGCAAAGCCCATGATGCGGGCGCGGATGCGCCGACGCAGCGGCTCGTCCTGCTCCTGTGGTAGTCGCGCTACACCATAGAAGGCCCCGAGGTGATCCAGGTCGTTACCCACCGCAAAGGCCAGCAGATTGGCACGTGCCGCTTCGTTGATGCGGGCGCGCAGCAGCAACTCTCGATAGGCCGCCACCTCGATCAGCTTGATCGCCGGGTCAGAGGCCAGCAGCGCACTGTACTGCGGGTAGCGCGCCTGGAAGTCACGCAGCAGCGCGTCGAAAACGGTCTCAAAGCGCACGGTCTCCAGCACCTGCGGTGTGGGCAGGCCGGCAAGATCTGGCGCCATGGAGGTGGTTAAATTCATGCATATCCTCCATTGCCTATGCTCAGTCCAGACAATGTGACCGTCTGGTCTTCAAAACCCTGCAGCCGCACTTCGCCTTCGAGCGTGATCTCAACCCAGCCGGCGCGGGCGTCAGTCAGGCGCACGCGGGTCAGTTTGAAGCGTGGCTCCCAGCGCCGCAGTGCCTCGGCGGTGGCGGCGTAGAGCTCAACGGCCAATCGCGGTGTGATGGGCTGATCGATAAGCTCAGGGATGCGCGAGCCGTAGTCGCGGCGCATAACTCGGGTGTTCAATGGCGTGGAGAGGATGTCGGCAACGCTCTGGCGCAGGTGGTCGAGGCCAGCGAGGGACTGGCCGGTGTGGGCGTTCATTCCGAGCATCACAGGCTCCCATCGTTGATCTGTTTGCAAATATCTCGTATTGAGATAAACTGACCGTATGAAAATCATCAGCAACAGTGCCCTGAGGGCCT